AGGTGTTTATTGTTTGAATCAATCTTTGAAGTTACCTCATATGGACATTGTGAAAATGATACTAAACTAACTAAAACAAAGGTGATGGTTGCGATTAAGTTTTTCATAGTGGTTGACTTTTTAATTATTTCTACAAATATATATCAAATATTCGTTTACACAAAATATTTATAAAAAAAAGAATTTGATTTTTTTCAAATTCATAAACTTTAAACCCAAATAAATGGATAGTGATGACTTGGAGACAAATATTCCGCAAAAACATAGCGACTTTCTGTCTGATGGCTGGAATGTTTTTCAACCCTTTAGGATTCGACGTAATTTTCAAGATGATTTTAGATACTACGAATTCTTATTGGATTACCACAGGTATTTTCTATGGTATTGCTCTATCATTCTTTGGATTGTATTTTTTATTTCGTGAGAAAAAATGAATTTAGATAATTTAATTAAAACAACAATTAGGGAACATGTTGAACCTAAAATGTCAAAAGGTTTAGAGTATCATTTAAATAATAATATACCTTTAACTGAAAATATTTACAGACCTCACTCTGATTCTTTCTTTAATTTAATTAATGAAGTTAGAGAGTTATATTATAATGGTGAACTAAGTTTAAATGAGGAAGAGGTTGAATTGATTGAAACTGATTTAGGTGCTAAAGTTAAATTATCTAATGGTAAAGAAGTTTATTTAGACATACCATTATCAGAAGAATTTATTAATGAGGCTGAATATAATGGTAAGAAAGTTGAAATTGGGAAACCAAGAAGAAATACAGGTGGTGGTAAGAAATATGTTGTATATGTTAAAAACCAATCTACAGGTAGAGTTAAGAAAATTTCATTTGGTGATGTTAAAGGTGGTTTAACTGCAAAAGTATCAAACCCTAAAGCTCGTAAAGCATTTGCGTCAAGACATAACTGTAAAGATAAAAAAGATAGAATGACTGCCGGTTATTGGGCGTGTCGTTTAAATAGATTCGGTCATTTGTGGGGTGGAAAAACATATCCAGGTTTTTGGTAATATGAAACCATACAAAGATTTAGAAGTCACAGAAAAATTTAAAATTAGAGTGTTTGAATCAAATGTTGATTCAGGTGAATTACATTGGCATAGAGACCGAGAAACACGATTAGTTGAAGTTATTGATGGTAATGGATGGCAATTACAATTGGATGACGAATTACCCGTTGAAATGAAGAAAGGTGGTAAGTACACTATTCCTGAAGGAGTTTACCATAGAACAATAAAAGGAGAAGGTAGTTTGAAGATTAAAATTACTTTTTGCTAGAGAATCTATTTAAAATCTTTTCAATCAAAACTTTCAGGTAATTACTACCCACAGTTATTAAACCAAATGATGCAACTGCTTTAGCAATCATTTCCGCGTCTTGAGAATTAAAATGACCTTCGTGAGCCATATTATAGAAAATCTGAAGTAGAGGTACCAAAAATGCGTAACTTAACATACTAAGTAAGTTGAATGACGAGATATTCAAACTCTTTAGGAAATTTACCAATGTGTTCTTTAAGTCAATTGATTTCTTTAATGAATTTTTAAAGTAATCCCCAAGTCCTCTCTTTTTAATCTCACTAACTAAATCTGTAATTACTTTTTTGTTGTCATAAAAAATCACAGCAATGACTGCCGTCATAATTAATGAGATATCCATATCACTTAACTCAGGATTTTTACCTTGTAACCATTGAATGACTGGAGATATAAATCCTCCAATTGAAGCCCCCCAAGTTAACAACATTGATAAATTAATACCTGTTTGAGTTGCGGTAGATTCAATTACTTGTTTTGTAATATTAACTGACTCTTCTTGAATATTCTTGATTCTATCATTAATAGATTCAGTTATAAGTCTTTTCTGAGTTTCATTAATCATTATCTTCATATTTATAAATATATGAGTAAGAAAATTAATCCTGAATTAAAAATTGGTGATAGAATAGTTTGTATTGATATGGACGGTGAGCCTGGATACACCGGAAATAAAGGAACCGTTAGAAGAATGTCAAAACAACCAACAGGACTTCAATATGATGTTCGTTGGGATGATGGAGGGTCATTATTTTTATTGTCCGATACTGATAAATGGATGTATGAGGAAGATTGGAAGAGAAACAAGAAAAAAATTAATGAATCTAATGATGTTAATCAATTATCTGATGATGCCAAAATCCTAAAGTATTTTAAAATGTTACCAATTAAAAAATACTTGGATAAGATAAGAGAGTCAGGTGTTGCTAACATGTTTGGAGCGTCACCATATCTTTATATTGGTGAAGATATTTTAAGGAAAGAACATTATAATGAAGAAAGTGATGAGTTTGAAGAAGCGGCATCAATGGCCGATGAGGTTAAACACATAATGATTCGTGGAGCAATGACAATATTAGAAAAAGAAGGTAGAGAAGTTACCCCTAGTTCAGTGGGAGGAATGGTTAAAAGAATGGCCCCAAAAGTTTTAAATTTTTGGATGAGACATTATTAAACCAGAAATACTGGATTCCTGTCTCCAAAATGACCACCTACTATATTATAGTAATAATACTCAATAGCATCTTCTTCGGACATATCTTTTTGTAGGGACTCTAAAATTTTGTCTCTTGAGTATAGTATTCTAATCCCATTACCAAATTCCTCAGTAACTCCTACAATACAATCGTCAAATCCCTCAAGTAGTATTGCTCCTTCGTATAGTTCTTCAACCTCTTCCCTTGTCATACCAAATCTGTAAAATGAATACCTTCATTATCTTTATCACTCATTTTAAGTTTGAATGTAAACCCTGAGGTTAATTTTGTAATAGTTTCTCTAACCTCTTCAACCGAATCCCATTTAACACATAGTTCATGTTCGGGAGAATACATTTCATCAACCAAATAGTTGACAATAGTTCCACTTTGTAGGGTTAAAAATCCGTGAGCGTATCCATGAGGAACGTAAAGAACGTCGCCTTCATCCATCATATAGTCAAAAACTTTTCCAAAATTGGGATTTAGTTTATCAACACAAACACAAAAATCAATTATTTTCCCCTGAATAACCATTACTTGTTTAGCTTGTGACTTTGGATATTTCTGTAAATGTAATCCACGAAAAACAAAAATATCATCGTTAATACTAATGTTTGATTGGACCCATTTATCGGATAATTTAATTGGGGTGAAGGAACCTCTATGGTCTTTGAATACTGGTTGTTTTTTTAATTCAGGTATCATAAACATAAATTTAAATTAATTATCTTTTTTTGTCAAATGGTAATGTCAATATATTTATAAGAAAATTAAATTATGAGAGCTTATTTTTTAAACATATCTGAAGAAGAAAAAAAATCCATTAAGGAAAAACATACTAAGTTATACGATGGTTATGTTACACGTGAAGGTAAAGGACCTAGTGAAACCCCACTAACTGTTGGTAATTATGCATTAGATGAAGGTGGAATTACGGTTAATAACAAAGGTGAAGTAATGGAATATAAACACACAAACATTAATAAAAAATTAATGAAAACGTGTAATGAGTGTGGTGAGATTTACGAAGCTGAGACTTGTGAATGTATGTCAGGAAAAATGAGTGAATCAAAAAAAGAGTGTAATGAGTGTGGGACCATGTATGAAGGTGAAACATGTGAATGTTCAAACAAAATGTACACAATGGAAGAGATTGAGGAGAATGTTAACTTAAAATCAAAGGCTCCATTAGTCTCAGAACAAATACAGGAGTCACTAAAGTGGTTTAAGAAGATTATCTAAAGATGATTAAAGAAATTGTAGAGTCATATTATAACCAAAAGACTCAAACAATCCAAGTTTCTTTTAGGATGAAGGACGACTCTGATGATTATATCAGAGAAGATGAATTTGAAATTGATATTATTGAAAGTATGGGGTATTATGTCATTGAAGGTTTAAACGATGACGAATACCCCATAACTTATGAAGAGGATACTGACGATATTATTTTAAAGGACGACTACATTGATGATGATTGTAGTATTGACGAGTCAGAACTATCTAATTTTTTATCGGAGTATTACGAAACAAATCCTAAAAAAATACCTCCAACAGAACTATTTTAAGGTCCAACCATTGTTAGGTTAAAAGTAATAGTTTTGTTAAATGAATTACTTTTAATTACCAAATTGGATAACCCATCTTCAACTATATCAAATATGAATGTTTTACCATTCATGTCAACTAAAAAATGTCCTGAACCATGATATTCGTAATTTCTTGTTACGTAGAAAAATTCATTTACCCATTGAGTAATTCCATATTGGTTTAAATAAGGATTGACGAAAATCCTATCATTTGAAAATTTAATCTTAGTCGTCCCAACAAGTACGGTATCAATCGGAAATTCTTCTGTGTCAATCTCTAAAGTATCGCCTGAAAGATATTGAGTAAGTGACACATCGTCCACTGTGACTAAATCAATAACATACTCACCGCTAAGAGTTGGATATGTTGGTTCTTCATAAACTTCACAAGAAGTTAATAATAAAATTGAGAATAAAACAACAAATAGATTTTTCATATTGCTAATATACACAAAATTTAATTTAGTATAGATATTTATCATTAAAAATGACTAACGATATTGATGACATAATTGATTTGTTAAAGTCTTACACTTTTACAAATGATTCCAAAAAGTCTAACGGTGAGATTGGTGAACAGGATGCTGCGGCTGGTGGTGGAGGAGGTGCGAAGGCAATGCCTAAATGGTCCGACTTATATGTTACTAAAAGAGGTAAAGCGAATATGTTAGGTAAAAAAGGTGAAGTGTGGTCAACAGGGATTGGTAGAGGAGTGGCAAATCAAATTTGGTAATGGGAGAAAACAAACAGGAAATATTAGAAAGAGTTTTATTGTTAATGAAATATGACAATAAAAAAACTTTGTCTGAAAATTATGATAGAGTAATATCTGAACAACCAAACCCTAACATACAAAATACAACACCAAAACCATCATTTTTACCACAAGATTCAGGGAGTCCTCCCCCACCATTGGCGTCAAATATTGAAACAATTGCAAAATGGATTGATGATAATTCAATATCCAAACCTAAAGAGTGGCAAAGTTACTTGGATAGTTATATTGATGTTATTTCACATAT